GAGCGCGTCGAGCAGGCGATCGCCGGGCTCGACTGGATCGACGTACCGCAGGACGGCGAGGGGGTGACGGTCGCGTTCATGCCCGGCTACGCGATCCGGGCGGCGGTCCGTGAACTCGGGATCCCGAAGGTCTCGATGATCGCGATCGACTCGATCGACTGCCCGCCAGCAACGGGCGACGGCGACGGTTTCTACCCGGGCTTCTACGGGATCGAGGGTAACTACGCGAACGGCCGCGCGCGGGTGTACGTCGCCGACACGGGCGTGGGGCTGACTCCGGTCGCATCAGACTTCGACGAGTGCTAGACTGATAGCGGAATGAGAGAGGAGAGACGGATGACGACCATGACCTGCACAGTGGGCCCGCGCGCCGTCACCGGCGAGCGGTGCGGCAAGCCTGCCGTCTACGTGTTCAAGACCGCGGACGGTGAGACGTTCGCGGAGTGTGCCGACCACTACCCGGGGTTCCCGCTCGGCACGGTCGGCGGCCACTACATCGGCGAGCCCGTCGTGGTGAGGCGGCACGGGAAGACGTACATGGGGCGCGTGGTGAAGGTCGGCGCGCGCGGTGCGGTGTACGCGGAAGTGACGTACGGGAATGGCGCGACCAGGACGGTGAAGATCTGATGCGCTGGTCGAGGATGCCTCCGCTGTCGGGGCTCGGCGCGAGTACGCGGCCGAAGAAGTCGAGCTACCTGTCCGATGACGGCGTGTACGTCAGCTGCCAGACCACCTGCTTCAACCGCAGGAACCAGCGCACGAAGCAGGTGGTCTGGCAGCTGACGGAGGGCGGCCGGTTCATCGGCCAGGCGTTCTACACGGCCAAGCTCGCGAAGGCGTTCGCGGAGGCGTTCGCCGCGCTCGGCGACGACCAGCGGGCCAGGAGGGAGATGATCCGCAACGGCGCCCAGTGGTGCTTCGACTGGGAGCGGGCGGAGCGCCTCCGGCTGGAGGAGGAGCGGCGTCGCCGTGGCTGAGATCCGAGGGGAGTGGACGCGGTTCTTCCCGGCGGACGGGCAGGACAGGACGGGCGAGTTCGTCGCGACGCTGACGCCGCGGCCGCACTGGAAGACGCACGAGCCGTCGATGAAGGCGTACGACGTCCATGTGGACGGCGAGCACGTCGGGTACATCGAGCGGGCGATCGAGAGCACGGACCGGCACTACGGTCGGATCCGCGTTCCGGGGAAGGGTCGTCCGGCCTGGGCGTGGAGACGCGCCGACGGGACGGGTAACTCGCCGGGCGTGTACGCGAGCACGCGAGCGGACGCGGTCGCGCACCTGCTCGGCTACTCGATGGGGCGGCCGCTGTGACCCGGCAGACCTATAACGAGCGGCTCCAGCCGATGCCGAGCCACGAGCAGATCGCGGCGGTGATGTACGAGTTGGAATCTCGCTACTCGCGTTCGGGGCGCTACTTCACCGCTCAAACCGTCGCGTACGCGGCACGCGTGGAGCCCGCACGGCGTCTCGGCAACGGCGCGGTGAAGGGCTCGTGGTCTGGGATGATGTCTCCGGCGCTTCGGATCACCCCGACGCTGCGAGCGATGCATCGAGCCGGTCTGGTCGCGCTGGTAATGAACGATGACGGCCGGTTCCGATGGCACTACGGACTCACCGAAGCGGGGCGGGAGATGGCGCGGTCGCAGGTGAGCGTGCGAGACTGAGCGGATGCCGCTGACCGGAGTCGAAGTCGAGGGGCTCGACGACGCCGAACTGAGGCTCCGCAAGCTCGCCGCGCTCCTGCTCGATCTCCGCCCGTTCTGGCCGAAGGTCGTGCCGCTCTGGATTCAGTGGATGGGCGAGCAGTTCGACACGCAGGGCTCGTTCGGGCTCGGCTCCCAGTGGGCGGCGCTGTCACCGAAGTACGCGGCGTGGAAGGCGATCCACTACCCCGGCAAGCCGATCCTCTCCGCTGACGGCGATCTCCGCCGGGCCGCGACGACGCCGCGGCGGAAGGTCGCGCCGCTGTCGCTGGAGCTTTCGATCGAGCCGTACGTCCACGGGCCCGGCCGGATGAACCGCAAGCCGCGGACGATCTTCCCGACCTGGTTCCAGGAGGGGACGGAGCGGATGCCCGCTCGGCCGCTCGTGTTCGATCTCCCGGCGAACCTGGACGCCGAGCTTGATCGCGTCGCCGACGAGTACGTGGACGAGATGCTTCGCGTCGTCGGCTTGTAGCGGTACCCTCCGGCGATGCTCGTCTTCCTCTTCGTGCTGGTGCTCATGCTCGCCATCATCGGCGGCGTGGTCGTGACGAAGTTCCTGTTCCTGCTACTGCTCGTCGCGCTCGCGCTGATCCTGATCGAAGCCGCGCGCGGCCGGTAGATGCTCGATCCGGAACTCTTCCTCGACGCGGCGCTCGCGTCGCTGCGGCAGAACCTTCCGGCGAAGATCGCGGCGATCAACGCGGAGCGCGGCGCGGCGGTCGGCGGCTTCGACCTGAAGGTCCCGGACGACGATCTGGCGCTGCCGCTCTCAGACCCGCACGTGAGCTACTCGACGGGGACGAAGGAGATCCTCCGCTACCCGTTCGTCGAGGTCGCGAACCCGGACTTCACGATCGACAACTTCTCGCTCGCCCAGTACGACGCGGCGTGGAACCCCGACATCGTCGTCCGGGTCTGGTACGAGGCCGCGCTGGACGCCGACCAGCTGGACAGGGCGTTGAAGCGCTACGTGCGAGCGGTGTTCGAGATCCTGGCGACGCCGGACGCGATGGGGAAGTCGGAGTCGATCGCGCGGATCCGCGGTGGCTGGCGGACCAACCCCGAGACGAACGAGCGGCAGGAGCTATTCGGCGCCGCCGTGCTCGTCTTCACGATGGACTCCGTCGCGCGGAGGTAGCTACGCGATACTGCGAGCGTGCCGATCAAGGCTTGCTCAGAAGACGGGAAGAAGGGGTTCAAGTACGGCGACTCTGGGACCTGCTATCTCCACGACGGGTCGGACGCTGGGATGGCGGCGGCGAAGAAGAAGGCGGTCGCTCAGGCGATCGCGATCGGCAAGGGGAAGGCGCCGAAGGATCTCGCCGACGCTGAGCCCGATCTCGTCCTGGAGGTCGAGGCGGCGTTCGCGGAGGCAGGGCTCGACGACGACGAGACGACGGCGTTCATGCGAGCGCTGTCCGGGCTCGATGCGGTGGAGGATCTGGAGACTGTCGATCTCGATGGCGTAGAGATCCTCGCGACTGGCGGCCCGTACTTCGGGAAGGGGTCGCCGAAGGAGGGCGACTACTTCGACCAGGAGTTCCTGACCCAGCTGGCCGAGGACACCATGGCGCTGATGGGCCAGGGAGAGCTTCGTTCCCCGCTGCGCGTCTTCAAGCCCGCGAACAAGATCGGGCACGGGAAGGAGCAGGCGCTCCTCCAGTCTCTCCAGCTTGCCGAGGACGAGATGCCCGCCGGTGGATGGCTGGAGAACCTTCAGGTGACCGAGGGCGGGAAGCTGCTCGCGGACATCAGGAAGATCCCGAAGAAGGTCGCCCAGATCATCAAGGCGCAGGGGCTGCGGACGCGCTCGGTGGAGATGGCGAACGTCACGTCGCAGACCGACGGGAAGAAGCGGCTGGTCGTGCAGGCCGTGTCGTGGCTGGGCGCGAAGGCTCCGGCCGTTCGCACTCTGGACGACGTGATCGCCTGGTATTCGGGCGAGGGGATCGACCCGGAGAAGATCGTCGTGCAGTTCGCCGACTCGGTCTCGTGGAAGCCGGACGAGAGCTTCGAGGCGATCCGCTCGCAGGTGAGCGCCGCGCTCGGCTCGGTGCTGCCGTCGCCGGGCGGGATGACGTCCTGGTACGTGCGGGACATCTCCGGCGACGTCGCGCTCGTGTGCATCTACGGCAACGGCACGGACGAGAACTGGGCGATCCCGTTCACCCGGAAGGACGGCGAAGTCGAGGTCGGCGCGCGCGACCAGTGGGCCGAGGCGATGCAGACCTGGGTGACGAAGTCGGCCGAGTACGCCGATCGCAACGTTGAGCGGAGAGTGCGCGATACTGCCGCACAGATGCCGGTCAAGCTCTCCGATCTCACTGAAGCGCAGCTGAAGACGTTCGCCGAGACGCTCTCGATCGAGGGCACCGACGACGTCGAGAAGCTCCGCGAGGCGGTCGGCGAGGCTCTCGGGTTGAAGGCGGACGAGGCGCCGCCGACGCCCGCTCCGGCTCCTGCACCGGCCGCCACCGCGACGGCCGAGGGTGCTCCGCAGACGGCTCTCTCCGAGGATCTGGAGCGCAGGCTGGCGGCGGCCGAGGCATCGGCGGCGGCGGCTCAGGCGCTCGTCGAGGCGAGCCGGGTCGAGAAGCGCGACAAGGCGATCCAGGAGGCGGTCAGCGCTGGTCGGCTGAACCCCGCGGACATCGACAAGTGGCGCGGCTTCTACGACGCGAACGAGGAGCAGACGGTGCTGATGCTCGCGCAGCTGCCCGTGAACGACGATCTCGTGCGCGAGTTCGGCGCCGAGGGCGAGGGCAGCGGGGACGCGGAAGAGCTTTTCGATCGGCAGTACGCAGCCTGGGCGAAGGCCACGGGCATCGAGCGTGACGCCGAGATGCTGACTGTCCACGTGGCGGAGAAGAAGTAGCGATGGCCGACACTGTCATCCCTTCGACTCGCGGCGGCCAGGTCGAGCGCTACGCGCCCGGCGACCGCTTCACCGCGACCGTCGCGTCCGCGCAGACCGTGACCGGCGGTCAGGTGGTCGAGTACGCCACGGGCGACCGGGTCGTGAAGACCGGGGTGCAGGGCTCGCTGAAGGTCGCGGGTGTCGCGCTCCACGATGCGGCTGCCGGTGAGGCGGTCACCGTTGCGACCGAGGGCGTCTGGCTGCTGACGGCGTCCGGGTCGGTCTCCGCGGGGAACCTCGTCGAGGTCGACACGGGCGGCAAGGTCCGCGCGCTCGCGACGATCGACGTCACGGGCTCTCTCGATCCTCGTGCCATCGTCGGGCGCGCGCAAGCCGACGCGACCGATGGCAATCCTGTCCCGATCAAGCTGCTCGCGTAGGAGACGACTGACTCATGCCTCCCGTCTATCCCGGTGGAAGCGACAGGATCACTGTCGAGGCGTTCCTGAAGCAGCCTCGCATGATCTCCCGTGCGCTGACCGACCTGGCGCGGAAGCGGTTCGTCGCCGACCGGATCTTCGCTCACGGTGGGCCGGATCAGGTCGCGGGCGGCGCGGCGATCTACCAGCGCTCCGAGTCGATCTACCCGGATCGTGGCGCGGAGCAGGTGGGCGTCCGGTCTGAGTACCCGCGCACCGGCTGGTCGGAGGCGCTCTACATCGCGGCCGTCAAGAAGTACGGCCTGGAGGTCCCGATCTCGGACGAGTCCAAGCGCCGGAACTCGGTCGACCAGGTCGCTCGGGCGCAGCGGAAGCTCGCGAACGCGATCGTGAAGTTCGTCGACACCGTCGCGATGACGCTGATCCTGACCGACCCGAACGTGCTGACGTTCGCGGCGTCGGGCGACTGGTCGACTGCGGCCACCGACATCGTCTTCGACATCGCGAAGGCGCGGAACCAGATCGACTCGCAGGACGAGGGCTACGAGGCGGACACGCTCGTGGTGAACCTCGCTCAGGATCTCGATCTGATCGTCGACAAGGACATCCGCGACGCGCTGCCGCGCGAGGGCTCTCCGCAGAACGCGCTCCTGACCGGCCGTCCCGCTCTGATGCTGGGGCTCCGGCAGATCATCGCGACGAACACGCTCACGGCTGGGAAGGCGATCGTGATGGAGGCCCAGATGACGGGCACGATCGCGGACGAGCAGCCGATGGCGGACGAGGGGTATACGTCCTACGCCACGGGCGTCGACCAGAACCCGCCGGTGTTCGTGAAGACCTACCGGAACGACAACGTGGACGAGACGATCGTCCGCGGGGCTCGGTTCCCGGCGATGTGGCTCCCCGAGCCGAAGTCGGCGGTCGTCATCACCGGAGCGTAGTCGGGTGGCTGAGCGGGTCGCCGCGAAGCTCCTGTTCGACTCGGTCGCCTGGCCGGAGTTCGACGAGGACAACCCGGATCCGCTGACCGGGCGGCCGCGCCGGTGGACGACGTCGCTGGACGGCAGGGGGCAGATCGCCCAGCTGCCGGAGGCGGAGTTCAAGCGGCTGGAGGAGCTTGGCGCGGTCGTCCGGGCGACGAAGGAGGACATCGAGGCGGCGGAGGCGGAGGCGAAGCGTCAGGCGGCGCTGAACGCGAACGCTGAGGCTGCTGCGGCGGCGTCGGTGCAGCCGTTCGTGCAGGGGACGGCGTCCCCGGCGAACACGCAGACGGCGCTGGCGATGCAGGCGGCGGGCCCGCCTGGTGGCGGCTCGCAGGCCGACACGGATCTCCAGTCGATGAACGTGCAGACGTTGCGGCAGACGGCGGAGGCGCGCGGTCTGACGGTGCCGTCGAAGGCGAAGAAGGAGCAGATCATCGCTCTGCTGGAGGCGCAGGTGCCGGGCGTGCAACAGCAGTCGTCGGGGAACGCGCAGGTGGACGAGCTTCTCGCGCTCGATCGGAGCGATCTGCTGCGGCTGGCGTCCCAGGCGGGAGTGGAGCCGGAGACGCTGGACAAGGGGATGTCGGCGGGGGAGATCGCCGACGCGGTGCTGGCGGCCGGGCTGACGGCGGCCGACGCCGGGGAGGCCGGGTCGGGTACGGGCTCGACGGCGACGAACGAGCAGGACGCGAAGGCGAAGCAGGCCGCGGGTAGTTCGGAGCCGTCGGCGGCGAAGCGCCGGGGCGTCCGCACGCGCGGATCCTCACGACGTAGCGAGTAGGCTGCGGGCGTGGCTGCCCACGCTGACCGGATGACGCTGCTGGGTCGGGCCGGGAAGATCGGCGCGGCGTGGGGGGAGACGACGACCCCTTCCTACGGCGACCTGGACATGTTCCTGGCGGAGGTCGGCGACGAGATCGAGGCGGCGCTGGTCACGCGAGGGGCGGGGCTGCCGCTGGATGCGACGGCGTCGGGTGCGATCCGCGGGCTGAACGCGGACGGGGCGCTGATCCTGGCGATCGAGGCGACCTGGCCGTCCGACACGGGCCCGCAGACGGCGAAGGAGATCCTGCGCGGCGCCCGGGACAGGTTCGAGAAGGGGATGGACGCGATCCGGGACGGGTCGCACACAGTGGTGCTGTATCTCGGCTCGCTGGGGACGCCGCTGGGCTCGTCGGACTTCTGGTCGACGGAGCCGGACTACGGTCTGGTCGGCTCGCGGGAGTGGGCGGACGCGCGGCTACGTCCCGACCAGCAGCCGGTCGCCCGACGCGGCCAGATGTTCTGAGATTCGGCCGGAGGGCCGAGCGCGATACTACGGGTCGTGAGCGACTCAACCGGCTTCGTGATCCCGGAGGGTTCGGTGGCTTCGAGCGAGCCGCAGGCGCTCGGGCCGATCGCGGGAGTGTACGTGCCGGGCGAGCCTGCGAACCCGCGCGAGTTCGGTCTCTCCGAGGAGGAGGCGGCCGACTACGTGGAGACGCTCCAGGAGGTCATCGAGGCGAACCAGCCGCAGGAGACCGAGGACGGCGTGATCGGCCACGCTCCGCTGGAGCAGGTGTCGGTCGCGTACGTCGAGCCGGAGTCGATCGACCCGGCGGTGACGGCGCTGCTGGAGAAGTCGAAGGACGAACTGGTGGCGCTCGCGGACGAGCACGACGTGGATGTGGCCGGGAACGCGTCGAAGAAGACCATCGCCGAGGCGCTCGTGACGGCCGGATGGACTCCGGCGGAGATCGAGCCTCCTCATGGGAACCTCGCAGCGGCGGCAGACGACGCATCCCCGGCGGAAGCGGCGGCTGGAGGGGAGGGCTAGGCCGTGGCGACCACGATCGACTGCGTGCAGCTGATGAGCGAGGAGACGCCGCGCCCGGAGGGTGCTGCGACGACGGCGCCGTACCGGCTGTCATCGGGGAACGTGATCTACCTGCCGGGGCAGAACGCGCGGATCAGCCCGAATCCGCAGTTCCTCGATCGCTCGGACGAGATGCGCGGGATCGAGGGCGGGGTGCCGAACCTGCTCGACACGTTCGACCCGGACGGCGAGATCAACATCCGGGCGTACATGAACTCGCTGCCGTGGCTGCTCAACGCGTGCGGTCTGACGGGCGCGTGGACGGCGGGGAACGGTGTGATCACCGACCCGGACGGAACCGTGATCCCGGCGGGGGCGAACCGCTGGGTGTTCACCAAGCGCGGCGGGATCACCGCGAAGACGTTCCAGGTGATCGCCGCCTACGTCGACGAGGGCGTGTTCCTGAAGGGGCAGGGCTTCGGGGTGAACCAGCTGTCGATGACCGCCGACGGCGCGCTCCAGGCGCAGCTGTCGGGGATCGTGGTCAAGCGGGTCTCCGACCCGAACCTGACGCCGACGTTCGACTCGCAGATCATCCCTCACGCCCGCCGCGGCGACCTGACGTTGACGTGGCTGACGGGCTCGGGAACGACCGACGACTTCTCCTTCCAGATCGCGAACCCGCTGGTCAAGCGCCGGACGCTGTCGCTGACGACGCCGTCCTACTTCCCGGACGTGCTAGAGCACGGCGACGCGCGCGTGCGGCTGACCGGGTCGATCCCGAAGACGGTGCTGGACCCGGACGACTACGACGCGCTCGTGAACGCGACGACGTTCCTGGCGAAGGCGCGCTGGAAGACGCCGAAGACGATCGGCGCGACCGGCTACTTCTACTCGATGTGGATCGAGATGCCCGCGGCCCAGTACAGCGGCGGCGGCCCGAACGCGCTCTCGAACGCCCGGCGGTTCGGTCAGGATCTCGACTTCTGGGCGGCGTGGGACGAGGCGGCCGGGTACGACTTCAAGATCACGGTTTGCAATGCTGTGACTTCAGCACAGTGGGAAACTTTGGTGTAGTCCTGTAGGTCTGTGGTAGACTCTCCGGGATGGAGAGTCGGCCAAGAGGGACAGTCGCGGAGATCAAGACGTGCGAGCAGTGCGGTCGGAGCTACGGCTACGGCGCGGCACTTCCCGAAGGCGTGCGGCGCGTCAGGCGGCAAGGCGGCAAGGTCTGGGAGAAGCGACGATTCTGCTCGCCTGAGTGCCGAGGGCTCGCGATCGCCGAGGGGAAGGTGCAGATGGGACGCCGCAACCTTCTCGCGGACGAGGAGGTCTCCGTCGAATGGGGACGGATTCGGATGCAGCGGCGAATCCCGATCGAGGGGAAGCTGTGTCAGATTTGCGGCGATCCCGCGCAGATACGCCATCATCGCGACGAGGATCCGCGGAACAACGCGGACGAGAACATCGCTGTGATCTGTCGTGCGTGCCACATGTGGATTCACAAGCGACGTCGGAAGGGATCACTGGAGGAGGCGCGGCGGCGACATGAGATCGAGCTTGCGCGAATCCGGTGGATCGAGGCTAATCCGGCCGCGGTGGTAGCGTAGGGACATGGCTGGCGCGATCTCGATGTCGGTCGCCGTCGTGAACGAGTCGACGGTGCTGTCCGATGCGGAGGTCGAGGCGGCGCTTCCGGCGCTCCAGCATCAGGCGAACTACCACTTCGCGCTCCACTATCACACCGGCGCCCGGCTCCACTTCTTCCCGAAGGGCTCGACGGTGCCGGGGACGATGGCGAAGATCGTGGTCGCCGACGACACCGACCAGGCGGACGCGCTCGGCTACCACGACGCGGACGAGGACTCGCCCGAGGCGATCATCTTCGCGGGGACGGACATCCACTACGGGCTGTCGTGGACGGTGACGTTCTCGCACGAGCTTCTCGAACTCCTCGCCGACCCGTGGGTGAACGGGCTCTTCCAGGTGACCGACACGCAGCTGTACGCGGCGGAGGTCTGCGACGCGGTGGAGGCGGACGAGGACGGTTACGTCGTCAAGCTGCGCACCCACGCGCCGGTCGCCGTCTCGAACTTCGTGCTCCCGGCGTGGTTCCGGCCCGGCTTCCAGGCCGACCGCTACGACTGGCGGGGGCTGACGGAGGCGCCGCTGGAGATCCGGCCGGGCGGCTACATGTCGCTGCTAGACCTGAAGGTGGGCGGCTGGACGGCGATCTACAACCGCGACACGAAGCTGGAGCGGGTGGAGCTTCCGAAGCAGGACGGCTTCCGGCGGCCGCGGCCGTCGCAGGACATGCGCCGTCTGGGCCGTCGTCCGCTAGACGGCTAGCGGGTGAGCGTGCTAGGCTCCGCAGCCAGTGGAGCCCGAGACGCCGCAGCCTTCCGCAGCCGTTGATCCTCTCGCGAACGGCGACGAGCCCGCCCTGGCGACGCCGCGGCAGATGCGCCGGGTCGACCATCTCGATCTCGACGCGATGCTCGGGCAGGGCACGACGTTCACCCTCGGCGGGCGCACGTACCGGCTCCCGGCGGAGGTCCCGCTGGAAGTGATGATGCGGGCGGTCGCGCTGTCCGACCGTGAGCAGGAGGCTCGCGAGACGGGCTCGGCGCAAAAGCTGGAGGAGACGCTCGGCCAGATGCGGGAAGTGATCCACGATCTGCTGGTCGCGGGAGGGTCGCTGGACACGGAGAAGGCGACGCTCCAGCCGGAGATGGTGGACGTGCTCGCGCAGCTGCCGCGCGGCTCGAAGGTCGAGCTTCCCGACGGGACGACCGTGACCGTGCTGGACGAGGAGCTTCAGGCGACCCGGACGATCTTCCCGCAGCTGGGCGCCGCGTCGATCACGGCGGTGATGGCGTACGCGATGACCGGCGAGGCTCCCGACCTGGGCTTCCCGGGAGCGACCGAGATCGTGGCGGACGCGTTGCAGGCGGGCGCGGGCGGCGACAGCGAGAACCCTCCTACGGCTGGCGCTCCGGCCAGCGCGGTTCCACCGGCGGATCCGGAAGTGGAGGGGACACCCGTCTAACCGTCCCGGCCGCGTTCGCGCGGGCGATCCTGGGGCTGGGGACGGTGCGGAAGTGGCCGCCGGGCTACTGGCGGACGATCAGCTGGCGGGAGTGGCGG